GCTAAAAAGGGTTGTTTTCAAAATCACCTATGGGGGGGTGCTTTTGCCAGTTAAATTTTGATTAAATCGCCATTTTCGGTGAAAATTAACCCATTATTGTATCCAGGTTTGATTTGATGATGCTTTCTATGACATTCAGCACATAAATACTCAAGGTTGTCATGGTTAAGTGTCACGTCAGCGTCATTGATATTTTCCTGATTAAGATGAATCTTGTGATGCAGCTGCGTGCCTGGTTTATTACATCGTTCACATTGATTGAACACCGATTGAATGTAAGCCGATCTTGTCTTCCTCCATTTTCTCGATGAATAGAATGGATGGTGATGAGTTGTCACGCTAACGGATCAACTACCAATATATTATTTTGAAGTGGATAATCGTTCATCCAATTTTTAAACCATGTGCCATCTTTCGCATATGGTTTTAATAAATTGTGAGCATCGACCAGGTTTCCGGTATCCTTTAACGCTTCTGCACAAATAAATATTTTCACGTCTTCCTTGCCCCATTGATCGATCAGATCAATCCAAAAATCCACAATTACTTCTTGTCCATCGATTTCCACGAGTGCTTGTGATTTGTTTTGACGAGAAGAATCAACAAAAATTGTTTTAACAAATTTTACATTCATTACTCTTCCATCCCCCAAACCGTAATCCAAGCCGACCCTGTAGTCGCATTGTTATAGATGTAAAGTGAATTGTTGGCCGCGCCAAACAAATAGCCATTACCAAAATAAAATGTCTGCGTATCTTTTGCGACCGCAAAACTCATGGAATGAAAATTACCACCCGAACCATCTCGAATAAATACATTTCCTACTCCAGTATAATTAACCGAAATCCCCATAAGTCTAAATGTCTTTCCGGTTGTTGGAGTTAAAACCAAATATTCTGTAGCAGCTGTAAATGTACCAATCCCTAAAAATTTATTACCCTTGAGATCATTCAAACGTTGACGTGTGTAAACTCCTGTACTTGACCAACCCATAGGTACGGTACCAAGAATGCCATATGCATAATCATCACGATTTCCCATGCGAACACGATCATATGTCGCGTTGTTCCAAGCACTGAGCGTTGTTCCTTGAATGCCCGCTCCGGTCGAACCGTCTGCAACCCCTACACCATCACGAGATTTATTGTACGTTGTACCGTTATATAAAATATTAGAGTTTGCTACTACACCGGTTCCCGCCGAACCGTCAGCAGCACCTACAATTGTTCTAACGCGATCATATCCGGTTCCATTGTACCCATGTAAAGCGGTTGAAGGTAGCCCAAGAACGGATGACGATGTTGCATCACCTAGTGCACCTACTGAGCGTTGTCTTGAGAAGTTAGTCCCATCAAAAAGCAAGTTATATGCTCCAACACCTTGTATTGTTTGACCTGCACTATTTGTATCGCTATTACCAAAAGCAGCAGCATAAGGTGTATAAAAGTTAGAAGCAACTGACGCATAACCAATGACATCAACTGTTCCGCTTGTAAATGCACTAACACGAACACGAACCCATTTTGAACCGGAAATATTTATTCTGACTTGTCCAGTCGCAGAACCGGTCGCTGATAACGATCCAAATGTTCCAATGTTTTGACCTACGATTGTTGCCCATGTAGTAGCATCTTGTGACACTTCGTACGTCACTGTTGCTGTACCACTAATTGTGTTCATCACAACAATTGTATTATAACCAGTTACATCAACCGCTGTTCCGTTTCCAGTTGTCGTCGCTCCAGTTTGAAACGTTAATAGTGCAGACATTGTAGGTGTAACTGTTACATTCGGTGTTCCGCTAATGCTTGTTGTGACTGTTCCAGTAATACGTTTTACATCTACTCCTAGTCCATATGTTGAGTCGACAACTGCGCGAGTATCTGTTGTTCCGTCTTTTAATTCTACCGCTCCAATTTCAATGTCACCGGTGTTTACAGTGATTCCACCTTGCACTGCAACCTTTACATTCCCGGATCCATCCACCGTATCACCAACATTAACAACATTACCGCTACTGTTGATTACACCGCCAAATGTCGGGGAATATGTGCTTATGTCGTATGGCATTTTAATTCTCCTTTCTAAAACATAAAAGACCCCGACAACGTCGAGGTCTCCGCATCTAAGCGCCACCATGCGCCTCAACCCAACAACTCTGAAGGGTTTTATATATTGTGATCTGACCGCTCTAGGACATCTACACAACATTTGATAGTAGCATCATAACACCAAAGTGTGTGCAAAATGGGACATCTTTAGGACAATCCTGCACGACTTGCAATCGCACATAAGACTTCTGATCTCCACCTGCTAACCGTTCGCCTGGTGATATGCAATTTCATGGCGACTCCATCCCAAGTATAATTTCGTGGTCTTGTCCAATACATCAATTCAATGAGTTTCCGCTTCTCCGGTTGAAGTCGTTCATAAACGCTATCAATTGCATGGATGATCGACTCCATGCGATCAATGCGTGTATTAGTTGCAAGAGCTATTGCACGTCTTCCGGTTGGATCACCGGGAAGATTCGACTTACCACCGCCAATATTTTCATCGTCATTCCCTTGTGAACCGAACAAGATGTCACGTTTCGTGCGTTCTATTTCTTTTATCGTCTCGTTGTAATGTGACAATTCGTCTTCTATATATATAAAAACACCTCGGCGAAGTCTCACATGTCACTCTCCTAATGAGCGTTTTAATTTCTCCAAATACACGAGCAGATCCACAATTTCTTCTTGCGCATGTCGGAGCCACTCGGCATCCGTTAGCTTTGCATCATCAACTATCTGTCCGTACTTGTTCAATCCCTTTTGTTCCTGTTGGTCGATTATCATTTTCAAATGATCCGATACCTTCATGTTTTAATCTCCATTTCCGCTTATCATGACCTGCTGAAAAACCTCTTGCCATATAGTCTTTTTGACACTTTAAGTTACAAAACGTTCTACCCTTGTTCAATTTAACACCGCAGTAGCATGTCATAGTCCAGTGCTGCCGAATCCGTTCGATCCTCGTTCTGTTGTATTCAATTCATCTACTACTTCAAATTCTGTTTGCACAATTGGACATAAAACCGCTTGAGCAATTCGATCATATTTTCTGATGTAGTCAATTTCTCTGCCTACATTTTGAATAATTATTTTGACTTCTCCGCGATAATCACTATCAACAGTTCCGAGTATTACCCTTAATTCTGTTTTGAGTGATATTCCTGATCGCGGTCTCACTTGTAACTCATAACCTAAAGGAACCTCAAACGCTAATCCTGTTGGAATCGCTAATGTTTGACCAGTTGCAATAAATACATCTGTGTTAGCGTGTAAATCAAATCCTGCTGAACCTGGAGTCGCATAAGTCGGGATGATCGCATCATCTTGCAGTTTCTTAATTCTCATTTATAATCCTCGCTTTCAGCGCTTCTAATAGTCTCTCCTGCCTATTTCCTTTGTCTGCTAAACTTTCCATCACATCAACGTCAAGCGTTCTATTTGCTACTAAATGATGCACAATGACGCTTTGTTTTTGACCTTGTCTATGTAACCTTGCGTTCGCTTGTTCGTACAGTTCTAATGACCACGTAGCACCAAACCATACGATAGTTGATCCTCCATCTTGCAGATTGAGTCCATGACCTGTGCTTGCCGGATGCGCAATTAAAACTGGTATATTCCCTGCGTTCCAATCTGCAATATCTTTTGAATCTGTTAAATGCCTAACCACAAACCGTTCTGCAATTCTCTGCGCATCATGCTTGTACGAATAGAACACGAGCATCGGTTTTCCGTTCGCTGCCTCGATCAGATCCCCGAGTGCATCCAATTTGGCATTATGTATTTCTACAATTTTTTTATCATCGCTATAAATCGCACCATTGGCGAGCTGTAGCAGCTTGTTTGATAGCACCGCAGCGTTTGCGACTGTGATGTCTCCGTCAGCAAATGGCAGCAGCAGATCGCGCTCTAATTGCTTGTACGTCTGCAATGCTTGGTCAGACATTTTGACCGGTACAATGTTATTAATTCGCTTTGGCATAGCTAACCAATCTTTGGCTGACATACTGATCGCAACATCGCCAATTGACTCATATATTTTTCGTTCTGCACTTGGTTTCAAATCGTAGCTAAACACGATGTAACCGTTTCGCCTTGCTGCTACAAAATAGCGATCACGATATTCTGTCATAGACTTTCCAAGTCGTTGACCTTGATCGATTAAATACATTTGTGACCACAAGTCCAATAATCCGTTTGGAGTGGGTGTTCCGGTTAAGCCTACAACTCTTTTAACTCCGCTCAACACTTTCCGCAGCGCTCTGAACCGTTTCGACTTTGGAGATTTGAACGATGACAATTCATCGATGACGACCATATCAAAAGGGAAGTGTTTACCGTAAAGATCCACTAACCATTCTACGTTTTCTCGGTTGATGACGTAGATGTCCGCTTTGCTGTTGAGTGCGTGTATCCGTTCTCGTTCCATGCCTAATACCTTGCTAATCTTGATGTGATTCAAATGATCCCATTTTTGGCACTCGCGACTCCAAGTGTCCTCTGCAACTCTTAGCGGTGCGATGACTAGGCACCGCTTGATATCAAACCTGTTGTGCATCAACTCGTCAATCGCTGTTAGCGTTGAAACTGTTTTCCCTAAGCCCATATCAAGCAAGAGTGCTATATGCGTTTGTTCGATTATCCGATTGATTGCATAGGCTTGGTACTCATGAGGAGTAAATTCGATTTTCCCATTCCTCCAATGACATTCGTTTATATAAATAAAATTTTCCGTTTTGTCTCATCTGCAAAAAAACCTTTGTGATTGTGGCCTCCGTTTTACCGAGCGCAAACCCTACGCTCCTTGACCCGTCATACTCGTAAAACTTGCAAAGGTAAATCAACTCATCCATGTTGAACCGTTTCCCATGTGCAAAATGGAATGACGGATCATATCCCATTCGTCCGTTTGCTTGTAAATCGCTCATCGATCTCCTCCAATGAATCAATGATGATGACCTCAAACCCAATAGCACGAAGTTGTTCATGTCGCTTGATTTGAATTGGTCTAGGCTTCTTGCCAGGAGCTTTTAACTCTACAAAAATGACTTGTCCACCCGGCAATAACACAAGCCGATCGGGCGCTCCTGCCCATGACATCGCATCAACTTTTAACGCGATTCCTCCCATCCCTTCAACGCGCTTCTTAAGCCGCTTTTCGATCAACGATTCGAGCATTTTACCCTCCTTGTGAACAGACTGAACAGAAAAAACACACTTTTAACATTTACACAAAAAACAGGCGCTACAGGCGCTACAGGCGCTACAGGCGCTACAAAAAATCTTAAAAATTAAAATGTAGCGCCTGTAGCGCCTAAATTTTTTTTATTTCTGAAATTATACTTTTTTCTGTTCTCTGTTCTAATTAATATAAAATATTAAAAAAAGGTGATAGATAAAGGTTTTTTTGACGAACAGACAACGTACAGACAACGTACAGACACGTACAGACATTCGAACGGACTTTTTAAATGTAGTGTCAAAGTAAAAATGAGAAATCTTCATTAACAAATGGTCTCTGTTGACCATATTCATGACCTGCATCATATCGATTCTCTGACTTTTTCCAATTATTGATTTGCTTCATTGCTTTTGTAATTTGATTCTGTAATGCACGATTTTTAGCGTAATTAATACGATCAATCCCTAACATTTCATACGCAATTTCAATAGCACTTATTTGTGTTCGAGCTGTTTTTGTTCCTGCAACTTCTCGTCCAAATGTCACGTCAAAATGTGCTTTTCGGTCATAGATTGGTATCGAATACCAGTTCATTGTGATAGGTTTTTTAAGAAAAGATTCAAGCATACCGACCATTGGATCAACAAACGTATAGCGTTTTTGTTCATTGACCTGCATACGTTTTTGTTCATCTGTGGTTAGCCTGGATGGTTCACCAAGTTGAAAATAATGAAACGCTTCACCCCAGATTTGCGCTGCAAATTCTTTGGTTACAATCTTTCTTATATCTTTATTACCTTTTACCTCAACCGCCCATGTGCGTCTGTTTCCTGTCTCGTCAAATAAAAATTCATCTTCATTAGTCGTACCGACAAAGATACATTGACGCGGATAATCGTTTGGAAGTCGTCCGTATGATGCTCTAAACGTATCAACTGATTTAGATAGAAACAGTTTTACCTCTTTATTTTCATTTTTGCTCATCGCGTTTAACTCACCAATTTCACAGATCCACTTACCCTGTATCAGCTCATACGAGTCTTTACCGCTAAAACTTTCAAGGCTATCCGTAAACCACTCTCCGGCTAAACAGTCAAATATAGATGATTTACCGATACCTTGTGCGCCTGTCAGAATAAGCATAGTATCGAATTTGCAACCTGGATTCATTACTCTTTCGACCGCGCCGATCAACGTTTTGCGTGTAACAGTTTTTACATATTCGGTGTCCGCTGCACCGAGCAGATCAATCAATAACCGATCGACTCTTTCGACTCCATCCCAAGCAATACTATTAAGGTAGTCTCGCACCGGGTGGAATCGGTTTTCATCAAGTACAATCGTAATCGCATCGGTGATATTCTTTCGATGATTAATACCATAGCGAAGCTCAATATAATGTCTGATCTTCGCTTCGTCCGTATCACTCATGTTCTTACTACCGATCATCGGTCGCTGTGTAAAAAGGTTCTGACGTATCTTAGCTTTGTACATGTCATCGTTAGTTAAGATCATCACAATGTTGTCGATGGTGTGCAGCAGCTTCCCTTTGTCGTTACGAGCAAGACGAGTAATAAGCGGATCATCTGACCGGATCTCCTGCTCACGCTCAACGATCTGATGCTCAAATTCGTGCGCCATGACATGCTTGTCCTTTTGGATCAAATCGAGCATAGCCAAAAATGATGGACGCTTATTTTTTGGTACGCTCAAATGTGTTCCTTCATCTAAGTATACGAACCTTGCTTGCATGACCAAATCGAATGCGTTAAGCAGCTGCATGTTCAGCGGATCGCTCGCATGATTACTGTATAAAAACAAATCGTCATACGTCACAACACCGTTAGATGTCGTGGAGTTGTAATAGGTGTATCTCGTCTTGTCGCGGTCAGATCTAATGTAGATATCCGCTAAAAACGTATCGATTGCTTGGTGAATGTTATATGTCCGGCAAAACTCCCCGATGAGTCCATCTTTGTTTCGCGGATCTTGCTGCTTGTTGCTACCATGCCTCGGCTTTGCGTCCGAAAACTGCACGTTGGTCTCTTGTGCGGAATATTTATACTCAGTGTGATCCGTCCAGTCAGCATAGGTAGCCAAAACTGCATCAGCATCAAGCGGCTCATAATCGGTATATTCAAAAATTCGATCTGCACCTTTAAGCGACGTTGACCAGTACATAATTTGCGCTGGAACAAATGAACGTGGATCAAAATAATCGATATTTAAGTCCGATGCAACTTTACGCGCAATCGCTATATATTCATCTGCTGTAACTTGGCGATTCAGTAAGATGCATAGCCTAAAACGTGGTGCAGATGGCTTATGTTTAATCGTTGAGTACATCACCGCAGCGTTACCGTAGAGGCTCTGATAATCGCTCCATACGTCATTGTTAGAAGGTAGGTTATCAGCGTCAAACGTAAGCATAGAACGCGACTTAATGTTGTCCAACGTCTTGTTGCCATCAGCAATTAACGTACCGCCTATAAAGCCTCCAACGTCCTTTAGGTCATCCTGCTTGTCCTTTGTCAGCTTGCTGTATTCATCATTCGTCTGATTGATCTGCTTGGTGTTCTGCAGTCTATTGATAAATTCTGACCAAGTCACTTGCTCATTAGTCAGATGCTGCGAGAATCGACTTTTTGCAATTGCTATTGTGATCTCTGAATCGTGATCGACTTCAATTCTTTGTTTTTGGACGATTTGCAGCATGTTTCAATTCCTCCATGCGTTCATGCACCTTTTCCAGGATTAATACAATTCGTTTATCACCAATGCCTGGAACGCTTCGTGCAGCTTGTTCAAAAATGTCACTTGCTGCTTTGAATCCCATCCAAATCCCTTCATCAATCGCATTTTTGATGTGCTGCCGGTGCATCATCTGCTGATTATCTAGCGTGATAATTTGTTTTTTGTGATGCTGCTTAATCTCCATTGAGCGTCTTAAATCACGATTCAATCTAGTCACCTACCTTTATATTTAAATATTTAATTCTGCTTGATCGCCTAGATACTCAACGATTTGAAACTGCGTTAAGTCATATCGATTAATAAACTTTTCACGATCTGCAATGTTCGTAAACCAGTATTCACTCAATTTTCCGGTTGTGCGTTGTTTCAAAATTACACCGTAAATCATTCCGCATCATCTCCATACCGCTTACTAGGCAAAATAGCGCTCTCATAATAAATAATATTTAGCCATCTATCCTCACCATCAAGTGACTTAATACCCAATGTATCGAGCATTTTTTCAACAGCTTGTTCCTCTTCTTCAAAAGAAGCGTTGTTATAAATAGATTGAATATACATAGCTTGCATTTTTGATATTTTCAATCCGCATCACCTTTATATTAAAAAATTAAACTCAATTGGTATGTGCAAATTTTGCACTAACCACTTTTTTAGTTATTCTGCATGAATCGGTTTGTCGCATATTGGACATGCAGCGCAATCACCTTTAACAACAGACCCGCATCTACATAAAATACTGTAATTCATTGCTTCTACGTCTTTATATATGGCTTTTCGATCTGTAAAAGGTTTAGATAATTGGATTGATCGGTTCAATCGTTCAATGATTTTTTTTACCGTTATCGCGTTATTTTCTTTTGTCTCCATTAAAATCTTATGTACTTCCAATAGCCTCATCCGAACATTTTTGTCCTGCAATTGTCGTCACCGCCCATAAGACTTGAGTTTTTTTAATGTTAAGCTGCCGCGCAATTTGAGATCTGCTGACATTTTGCTTAACAAGCGCTTTAACTTGTTCGCATATATCGTATGAAGGAATATCAACAAAAATTGGTGGGATCTCGATTCGATCGCCTAATATCATTGACTCTGCTTTAATCTTGTTATGCGTTGATATCACATAATCTTGTTTGATTGATTTAAAGTAATATGCTTTTTGTACGATGCAGCCGCGACCAATTAAATAGTTGAGAATCCTGGACATATGGTTGTTGTCATAACCAATTTCATTTGCAATATCTTCAAGTTTTTTCGGTTCTCGAGTAAAGTTGATTATGTCCATCCACATCTGAGTTACGAGCATTTTTGACCTCCAAAGGTATAAAAAAAACGAGGGCCACCGTCCTCGTCTTTTATATAATTAACTTAAAAAATCATCGTCTTCATCACCAAAGTCTGCAAATGCTGATGGTTTGCCGCCAAAACTCTCTCCGTCTTCCAGTTTTTGAACGTTATTCAAACCGCACGCAACACCCTTGTTGCCGGACTGGTTAAATGCGTAAAAGTTGAGCGACACCCGGCCAAAGCAACCTGCATATACGTCTGTTTCGTCGCTAATAATATTTCGGTGCTTGTCCACGACTCCAGGTCGCGTTTTCGAGGAAGCGCTTAAAAAGTAGTGTCCAATGTACTCATCACGATCCGGTTTCTCCTGGTCGCCATCTCTTAATGGAGTTTTAAGTATCGCCGGGATCTTGCCGCCAAACTTAGCAATCCCCTCTTGCTTGGCTTGCTCGACCGCTGCGTGAATCGCGCCTATCGTCTCTTTATCCGACTTCGGAATAAGAATCTGCACGCTATATTTAGGAGCTTGTCCTTCCATCGCGGACGGACTAAAAAGATGTGGAAAACTAAAACGTACTTTACCGGTAACTACTTTCGTCATGTCAAAACTCCTCTTTTATATAAAATCGTTATTTACTTCCGCTAACTTCGGATTACCTTCGGTCTTAATAAACAGATGTCCAATGTATTCGTTTAGCTTCTTTTTACCGATCCGCTTCTCTAACTCGCCAATACCGACAAGTTCAATAGGCTTACAGATCTCTTCAGTTGCATAACCAATGTCATATAGCGTACTCATGACAACTTGCTCATCGCTATATTTTCGACTGGATCGACCAGGCGCAACCTTAAAACCATCAATTGCTTTTCCGTTTAAAATCGCTTCGAGTGCGTATTTTTGCACGTCACTTACCCACGTTTTAAGCAGATCCGCTTGCTTCAAAACGTCTGTTAACTCGTGCAATTCCAAGTAGCCAGGAGGCTTAAAATCCAATTTCGCTAATTCTAAATTCTGATCTGCTCTTGCTCGGCACGCTGCTTTTGCTTTGCAGAATTGACAATGCTTCCCCGGCACAAACTCACCTTTCCCCTCAAACGCTAGTTGCGCTCTCGGATGAACGTAGTCATCGCCCCATTTGAGCAGGTCATCGACCATGATTTCCCACGTTGATATGCTATCGAGTCTTGGCTGAACGATTGTCAATCTGACGTTGTCAAATCCGTATAACGAACCGAACGCATTGATTGCTCCTAATCCGTATAACTTGAGCTGCGGATTCTCAACCGCTGATACCGGTACACCTATTCCATATTTAAGATCGATGACCTCAACCGTCTGATCGGTGATGATCACAACATCACCAGTGCCAAACCCATCACGCACCCACTCGCTAAAATCTAGGCGCTGTTCAAGTAGTACAACCTCATCCGCACATGTCTGATAAGCTGCGTTGACTCGTTCAATCACGTAATCTACATAGCTACTTACATATATAACTAGTTCACTTGAACATAACGAATCAGATTCGATGCGATCATAGCGACTTTTTAATTCTGAACGACTTAATAAATTGAGTCGTTCGGATATCATCAACTCCGACAATTCATGCGCCAATGTTCCAAGTGCTGCGTGTTCAGATGTTTTATCCTCGAAATGTTCCTCCAGGCGAACCGATGGAGTGCAGATCAGCCATTGTTTTGCTTTACTTGCGCCTAATAATGCGTGTGCGCGGTCAGCGTGCTGCACGCTCATAAACTTTTTGCATCTTCCCAAATTTCTTCGAGGCGATCCGGTGGAATATCTGTTAACCGGCTGACGTTGTACTTCTTCAGAAGCTCTTTGACCTCTGCTTGCTTACCGGTTTTAGCTAACTCAGCTAAATGACCGCGCACTTCTTCCAATGTGACAGTTGGCTTGTTATGTACTTCAACAGACTTCTCGATCAGCTCGCTCACGCAATTGCCTGTTGCCGAAAAGTTATTAATAGAATGAGCCAAATTGTTGATTGCCTCGACAATATCCGGTGCATCGATTTTAATAGTTAATTCCATTTAGAAAATATCGCTCCAGTCTAATTAAATTTTCAATTGTTTTCGGTTCCTTCGTTGCTGCTTCTAAAAACTGATAAAACGTGATCTTACGAAAACGACCAATGTTATTGTTAACGTAAATCTCGCCTAAAAAGTCGATGACCTCATCCGACATTCGAAAACTCCTTTTCAATTTCTAGTTGATAACAACGCAAATCTTTTATTACCGATATGTATATTTCTTTTGATGCCAAATCCGCTGTACTCATCATTTGGCGCTGATAATACAGAATTTGATGTTGATATTGCTTCCACATATTAACAACTCCTATTATGCAAACGTCTGCATAGTCTTAAGATTCAGTCTTTTTGCTAGAAAAGAATACGGTGTTCGTAAAAGCGTTCGCATAATTCCATGATCTGATGCCATTCCATTTTAAAAACTTGACCAAGTAAATTCGATTCCCGGTATGTTGGAATTTGCTCTCCTCGCTCAAAACGTGACAATAATGGAATGTTAAGCATTGTTCGATTGCAAACCTGTTGCTGCGTCAAATTAAATTCTTTTCTGAGATTTTTCAACGGATGTTTCATTTTTCTCCCCTTATCTCTATAACTTCCACTTTTTGCAACTTATTACATTTGACTTTCATACTATAAACATCTTGAATTTCGATTACAATAACAAATTTTGAAAGTTTTACACTTTTTATTTCAAAATCAAACAATTTTCGATAGAGTAAACTTTTGTAAATTAATTTACTTTTATTTGAAAATAGCACGTTTGCGCACCATGCGCAATCGGTGTATTTGTCGAATTTTGTCATATTATATCAAATAATAAAAACTTGCAGAATGTGAAACATTAATAGTAAAATAGTTAAATAGTCGAATAGAAAGGTTGTTAGATAAATGACAAAAATTATAACAATTGGTAATCAAAAAGGTGGTGTCGGAAAAACGACAACCACCGCAATATTAGCCTGGCTACTTTCTCGCACCTATCGAGTCCTTGCTGTTGATATGGACATGCAGACAAATCTCACGCAGATGATATCAATCCAGGATAGTAGCGTATTTGAACATGCTAACGTGCTGCACGCAATTGAATCACAAAACGCTGCACATTACATCTACGACACAAAACTTAAAAATCATCACCTACATCTGCTCCCTGCTGTTGAAGATTTAGCGCTTTTTCGTACAGACAATTACTACTTGTTAAAAAACACGCTTGAACCGGTTTTAAGCGATTACGATTATATATTGATCGATACACCTCCTTCACTTGGAGACCATTTACTTACGTCATTAATTGCTTCTACGCACGTAATCGGCATGATGCAATCACAACCGTTTTCGCTTGATGCAATGGGTAGATTTATTTCTAAAGTCGAACAGGTAAAACAGATTAACACGCACCTAAAGTTGATCGGAATTGTCGTCGCGATGTTTGAAACGGATAATTATTCTCAAGAAGTATTCGAGGCTGCTAAAACGATTTTCAAAAATCTGCTATTTGACGCTACAATTTACAAGCGGATCCGTTTAAGAAGAATGTCGTCTGAAGGTATTTCGATTTTAGGACTATCAGACCGAAACGCATTAAGACAATATATTTTACTCGAAAAGGAGTTGATCGGACGTGTTAGATAATTTAGTAAACCGGATGATTAATAAAGAAGTTGTAAAACCGAAGGAAGTTTTCAAAGCTGATCGGATCCGCGCAAAAGAACAAAAAGCAGCCGAAAAGGAACGCGAAAAAATCAAAAAAGAAGAAACGTATATTCAATTCAACTTTCAGCTCCTGCGATCCACACATAAGCGACTCAAAGACTTGTCTTATAAGAGTGAAATAGAAATGTACACAATAGTTAATAAAGCAATCCTGGAGTATTTGGACAAAGAAATAGACAACCATTAATTGGTTGTCTATTTTCTAATTGACTATTATTTAATTGACGTATAAAATCAGCAATGTAAATTAAAAAAACAAAAAGCCTAGTTTCACAAGTACTCGGTTTGGCGACCGAAGCTGCTTGATCCGAAAGATGACTTCGGGAAACAGGACTCTGAAAATAGACTTTGACTACCTCAGTGTACAACATAAGCTGATTGGTTTTCAAGTGTAAAATGAGACCTGTATCCCACTGCGGATTACAGGTCTTTTCTGTTTAAAAAAAAGGGAGCAAATTATATTATGGACAAGTTAAATTCAGATTTAAACGCATTTATTGTACCGGTTGAAATTTTAACAATTAAAGGTTTGACGATTTATGAAAAAATGGCATACGTTGTGATTCGTTCGTTTTGCAATCCTAGAGATAACTCTGCGTTCCCTAGTTATAAAACGATTGCTGAAAATGGCAGCATGTCACGTTTGACAGCAATTCGAGCTGTTCAAGGACTTGAGGAAAAAGGTCTTTTAATCAAAAAAACAAACTTAACTGTTACTGCTGAACGTAAAATTATGAATGCAACAAATACATATAACCTAGTATCTGTGGGAGACCACCCTAGTATCTGTGAGATACCACCCCTAGTATCTGTGGGAGACCACCCTAGTATCTGTGAGATACCCTATAAAGATTTAAAAGATTTAAAAGATCTTAAAGAGATTAAAAGAGATTTAAAAGAGATAGATGAGTGTCTTTCATCTTTTACAATTTCTGATGAACAAAAAGAAAAAATCAAACAAAAAATATTACACAACAAAACTAAAATTCACAACCTTTATAGCTATGTCGAGAAGTTGATCGCCAATGAACCGAAACAAAAATCAAAACGTCCGGATGTAAAAATGGTTAGCTTTGAAAATGATCCAGTTGATATTGATGATGAGAAATTAAAAGACATATTGGAGTGGTCAAAAAATCGCGAGGAAGTCGAACGTGTGCGTCTTAAGGTTAGAGAATACGAAAAAGGACTCATTTAATGAGTCCTTATCTTGTGAAACCTATTTCATGAATGTGTGTAAAAACTTGCTGATCGGTTGAAAATAAAACACAACCGCCAATAATAAAACCGCATGTAGCATAAGACTTGTTAAAAGGTTTTTGTCGTCTGACTTTGCTTTTGTCACTATCCTTCCCTCCCCTATTTAAATTTTATGTTCCAAATTGTAGCAATCGGAAGATAGGAGGGAGGCTAAATGAATTGTGACAAGTAAAAACATAGCGCCAAAAACGAAATTTTAATAATTGCAGTCAATAAAATCAATGGTGTTTCATTCATATTATTTTCCTCCTGGATGTGATAAAGTGGAGGAGCAAAGCCGACCTAGTTTTGCTCCATGCCACTCATTAGCGTGAGTGGTATTTTATTTTTTTGGATTTGGCTGATCCTTTATCAAAATCCAAGTTTGACCGATCTTTCGCGCGATAACTTTATTTTGCTGCGCCAATTTTTTGATGTAGTCAGGGTGCAATTCCCAAATAGATGATGCTTCCATGACTCCCATAATTTGCTCGAGTGGATTCATTTTTTTACATACCTTCCCCAAATGCGTGTAATGGCTTGAAATTGTCGTTTTCTATCGTTCCGAATACAATTGTATTACCGGAGCTTAAAAGGTCGCTAGCGTTGAGTTTATAAGCTTTTAGCGTATGCATAAGATTTATTGATCCATCAACAACAAATTTAGAATCAATTTCAAACGTAAAACTAGTTGACGCATCCCGGTTTGAAACTTGAATTGCATATGTCATTTTTTCAACTCCCACCGGTCGGGAAGTAGTTGCTTAAATTCCTCCTTGTATTCAGATGGTTCTAAAATTTCAAGATGTGATAAATCTTCAGCGATTTTATACAACAAACCTTTCAAAGATCTGCGAGCGTTTGATTTCATGACTTCGTCTGAGCGAAGTTTTGCGAGGATTTGAAGACCTTGTTCGAATTTCAATGTAGCGTTTTTCATTTTAAATTCCTCCTTGTTATATACCGCTATCGGGTATATGTAAATATTATCATATAACCGATAGCGGGTCAAGTAGTTAACTAATAAAATAGTTAAATAGTTATAAAATAAAAAAAACCCTACCGAAGTAGGGGAAAAAAGTTTATTGTCTGCATGCTTTCAGCTCATTTAATACATCGCGCTTTAAGTCGTCTAGTGATTTATTCATCAACTTAAGTGGAGTTTTTGGATCCGTTTTACGCTCCGGATCCAAAATATAATGCGCTGAAATTTTAGTTAATGGATCGATATTAAACCGATCACAAATGTAAGACATCGTATAAATATATTTTTTATATGATTCGGTTAGATTGATCTGTCCACCGTAACACCATTCAACCCCAATACAAACGTCATTTGCATCATCACCAAATATCTCATTGTCTTTGGTTTTCTCATATAATACATGCCAGGCTTTTTCGGCAGGAGCGGATAGGGCAGGGATGCATTCGATGATGTCCTTATCGTCAACAAATAGGTGTGCTGACGCTGACATTTCGTCGCAAGACCGATCATAATAGCGCACATTTTGCCATGCGGTCGAACCTGCGTTCCCAGTGTCATGTGCCACAATGCCAATAACTTTTGGCATTAGAATACCGGATCTGCGTTTCGAAGGTTTTTTAAGATGAAACTTTCCAATGGTGTACTTATGGTTCCAGGTCGTCATCATTGTCCTCCTGGTGTTTAGGATCCATGAAAATCCCTGCCATTGTGATAATAGCCAAAAGTCCATCGGTCGCAGTGTTAAGCATGGAATCATCTAATGAAATGCCAAAAACTTGTTTCAACAACAAACAAAAAAGCGCCACGATAGGCGCTAAGAGTGCTTTATTCAATTTGCATCATCCTTTCATTAAATATGCGATTCCTGCGGCAATCACCGATCCAATAACCGCTCGCCATAGCCATTGCTGATTTTCTTCAATAGAGTCCAGGCGCTTGTTAGTAGTCGGATCTAATAACATCAACTCTAATTTCGTTTCGATTCGCACCAGGCGCTGCAGAATTTCATTGTCGTGATCCACGTTTTTTTTCACCGCCTGTTAAATTAATGCGTAATCGACAAGTGCTTGAATATTACATGATGTTAATAGAGTTTGTCTCACTTCAACGACTAATGATTGATTGAAATATAAAGTTGAATTATATTCAAAAACTAATCCTGCATTTGCAGCAGGTGTACCAGAAGTATGGTCAAAACCTCGTAAACCATTAAAATAATTATTTCCAGTAGCAAATGTATTTGTAATTGAATTTGCGACACCATCAATTGTAATTCTAACTTCTGTGTATCTATTCCAATTGAAACTTCCGGAAGCATAAATAGCTGCAGAAACTCGATTAAATGTACCTTTTGCGCTTGAAACATTTAAAACTGTATACCATGTGTTTTGAGTAGCAACTGTGGAAGTATTAAATTGATCCAAAATTGCTGTTTTTGCTTGTGTCGGTTGAATTGCTTTACCACTAAGAGAAGTTATAGCCATCTTAAACTACCTCCACTCCGGTAATATGAAGTGTTATTGCTCCGCTTGTTCCTTGAAGCGCTGAAATAAAATCACCAGTAGCTAATACTCCACTTAGGTCCATCGCAACTGTATCATTTGCGCTAATATTTAGCGCTGACATGATTCTGTTCGTCACCGCTGCGGATCCTCCCGACGGAACCAATGACAACGTGACCGTTGCAGCTGCAGATGTTGTATTGCAAATAATAATATTCTTAATAACACTCGTTGTGCTAGAAGGAGCTGTGTAAAGAGTTGTTGCAGTCGTTCCAGGCTGACCAGTATAAAGTTTTTTCGGTGTAAAAACTGCCATAACTCAAAACCCTCCCATCGCTAAAATTACATAATGATTATTAATTTCAGTTGTTAACGTTGATATATTTGTGTTCGCAGTTGCGATGTCCGTATGTGCGTTAAAAATTCCTGTTTCGATATTATTCAGATTCGTAGCGTTGACCGCTGTTCCGGCTGCTGTGATCGTTCCTGGTGCAGCAGTCAACGTGACAACGGATGATGTCTCATTCGTCTTTGTGTACGTTGTGGGATACTGCACAACTCGGTCTGCCCAGGTTGTTTTTGTGTATGCCATTAAGCCAAACCTCCTTGATTACCACTCGCGAAAGTACCCGAATAGGTAAAAGATGCGTAAACGTTCTGCGCTAATGTGTATAAATTAAAAACAGAAGACTCCCACCGGTTGGCATGAGCTTCTGTAAATTTGGTTGTATAATCCCAAGTAATTGTTGATTGCCAATCGCCAGGAGTAACAAACGCTAATCGAATTGTATTTATGTTGTTTTCAATTCTATTTATAGAAGAAACTAAATCATATGACGTATTTATTCTTGTTGTATTGACTGTAATAGCCGGAATTAAATAGCCAATCGACACCAAATAAATGCGCAGCTCATTAATATTATTTTCAACTCTATTTAGATCCGCGAAATTATAATAATCGCTTGATGTCCAATTTGTTTTTGGTGTGATCCATGCCATTATGTTGTCGCTCTCCCCTCTGTGTAACAACTTAAATATCCCTCATAATGAAGTTCATTTTTCGTTGTTCGCACTCCCAAAGATGAGACAAACCTTGTTTGCAATGTCATGTAGTCATAAATCTCTAATGCCGGGTTGCCGATCCAGTTAACCCGGAACATTCTTCGTTCTGACCTAATATTTTTAATCCAGGTTGCAACCGCGAGCGCTTGAACGCTTGTATTAATCAGTGTGTTCGAATCAAGCGTGATGACTTCACCGTTTGAAACGCTGCTATCTGTTACAACTGATGTTCCTGCTGATCCGTTTAACGTTGTAAAATAACTGACTGTTACACTTTGAACCTGTTTCCCTAAATCGATTCGCGGTTCTTCGTGGAGTTGCGCAAATGTGACTGCATCAAGTGCTGTTGTACCTCGCGTTGATTCAATTTTTAATACGTCATCTCGCGAAATTCTAATTGTAGCTTGTCCTGCGATTGCAATCATCTGCAATACTTCGCGGCATGTCGTTTTTGACACCAAACCAGTTGTGTTGATTGTTGCTAATGCCGGATCAATATAATAACCAGTAACACCGGCAGCGCTTAAAACTGCAGTTGCCATCATTGATAAATTGTAACTACTCTGAGCAGTTGTCTGTTCAAAATAAGTTAAATCAAGCAAATCAAGTTTTGACCTACCTCTAAACGTAGCGCTTAATGTCCCAACGTCTGACCGCCATTCAATTAAATAAAACAATCCAAGTGGTACCCATTCGGTGTGATCCGTAAACACTAAGCCAATCTCGGGTTGGATCCGCTGCCGCTGCTGCAAACTTGAATAAATCCCGGCAGGATTCATAATGTCAAATTCTTGATTAATGTTGTTGATTGTAAATTCAAACTCCGGAATAACAATAGTGGATGAAATTGGATCCAATTCTTCGCTCAAATTCATTCGAACGAGCGAATCATTTTCATATACTATAACAACTCCGGCATCTAATTCTGCAATTCTTGCTCTGCGATAAGCAACCGACCATTTTGATATGATAATTTGTATTTTTTTAAAATTAGTTAATGGGGTTATTAATTGATATTGGACATTTGTATTTCCAGTTACATCAACATTAAAAATAATACCATTACTTGCATTAAAAACGTTAATTGTGAAATCTGTTGCGTACTCATTAAAAAGAGGATCAAACGTAATTGTCAGCCCGGCTGATGTGTGCGTTACGTTATAAATTAATGTTATCTGCTGCGGTGATGGAGTTGTAAGAAGCATTGCCGGTAACGCTCCAGGAACAGTTGTTGTAAATGTTTTATTAGCATCACAAATTGCTCCCGATACCCAACCGACTTCTCCCCAATTTGTACTTGTATCAGATGGAAACGTGAAGTTACCATTTAACAACGTTCGATTTGATTCCCACGATGATAAAAATAAGCTACTTTGCCTAATATTATTATTTAATTGAGTTGACGATTTGCTGATAAAAAATTCACTTGATGTTGTTACTGTTGGCGAATCAGCGTCAATTTCAACCGGTGATATATCGAATGTCACTCTTCCCGCGATTTTAAGATTAGAAGAATAAATGTTGTCTTTGAAATTTTGAGTTACTGCATACATTTATTCAACCTCCTAATACTCAATTAGCGAGAATTTCACATCTTTATAACGTGGTACACCATTCTTAAAATCAAGCATTCCACTGGTGCGATCACCTGCATAAAAATATGATGTATTTGTTGTATTTAGCGCCGGATCTGTATATGTCACTGAAAATTTTACGGTTGAAACTGCGCTTAAAATTGTCTGCAGGTCAGTCTTGGATAAATAAGTCCAAGATAATTCTAGTTTTCTTTTTGTTGCAATCCTTCTAATTTGCATTGTTCCGTCCGCTGTTCTAAGTGCGTTCGACAAATCCATGATCGAAACTTGAAAATCTGAAGGAGCAGGAAGATTAACACCTGCTACCGTAATAAATGCCATCAATCCCACCCCTTAATTAATTTTAATCATTGCATTTCCAACTCGGCTGCTCTCTTTGGTCAAATATGGTGTAATTGCTCGTGCGATGCTGACACCATCGATTTTAATAACGGTTTCGCTTGTGCGTTGATTGTTGTTTGAACCGCTTGTCATTTGCATCGCTGCCATGACTGCAGATCCAAGTGCTGATGCCAATTGATCGGTGAACGATGTATTTTCTAATGGAACAATCATTTCTTTGCCGGATTCGCCAATTTGCGCAATGGTTGGTGAATCAACAATCCCACCTCTTGCGAGTTTCGGGATTTGTGGAATGTTTGGAATGTATGAACCGCCAGGTAAATTGTTTTTAAATGAATTAAAATCGGTAAAACCTTTATTTAGCGTGTCAATAAACTGGTTCAAAATAGTTTTTAAACCGTCAACAATTCCACCTGAGAATGCACTTTTAATTTTTTCAATCGCTGTTGAGATTGGAGTTGCTACATTTGTATCAAACCAAGTAGACGCATCTTGGAATGATGATTTTATTTTTGTCCAAACTCCATCAGCTGCAGTTCCAATTGACTTCAAAAAATCTTTATTATCAAACGCATCAGTGATGTTTTTCCAAATATCAGAAAAAAACGTTGAGACTCCAGTTTTTGTGTTGTTAAATACATTTTTTATTTTTGTCCATACATTATCAGTTGAAGTTTTTACATCTAAATTTGTTAATGCTGTTTTGATATCACCAAATGACGTTGTAAAAAAACTTGATACTCCAGTTTTTGTATCGTTAAATACACTTTTAATTTTTGTCCAGGCTGCATCCGTTGATGCTTTCAAATCGATTTTTGATAATGCACTGCCAATATTAGTGAATGACGTTGAAAAGAAACTTGAAACTCCAGTTTTCGCGTCATTAAAAACACCGGTGATATTATCCCATAAATCAGATGCATTCTTTTTTGTATTTTTGATCAAATCAGAGTTTGCGAGTTGATCGGCAATTGAGTTGAAATTGGTTTTTGTTGATTCGCCAAACTTGCCGAAACCACTTAAAAAATCATTCCATTTTGTACTTGCATCAGTCTTAAATTTATCTAATCCTGTTGTGAAACCGCTTGTGTCAGGGAAAGTAATATCAATTTTGAATAAATCTTTATTTTTAAACCATTCCCATCCATTAACAAATGCTTCCGGTACTTTAACATTCCAAAACGTATCCCAATCGTCCAACCAACCGTTTAATTTATCCGAAATCAACTTTTTATTTTTTTCGATTTCTTGCGGATCAGGAAGTTTGAAAAAATCATTGAACGCTTTTCCGATTTTTGAACCTGTACTCTGTTCTCCATCATTGTTGTTATTGTTTCCTGGATCATTATTAATAAAATCGCTTAAATTTGGTTTTTTAGGTTTTTCCGGTGCATCTAAAAAATTCTTTTGCTTATCAGCCAATTGATTGACTTCGTCAAACCCGGCAATCATGTTTTTTTGTGCTGCGGCTGCACCTTTGATTCCGTCTTTATAACTTTTCATTCTTGAATTGTAATCTGACATTTGTTGATTATAATCAGACATAGCTTGCTGTTGGTTCATCATTGCTGCTGTTTGATTGTTGATATCTGACGTTTTACCACTTGCAAATGCATAACCGAAATCGTAGCTATTGCTCATGATTTGAGAAATACCGTTAACAATTGACGTTAACGCAGGTAAAAATGAGTTGGCTAAAACATTGATCGACTTACCAAGATCAGCTTGCATATTACGAAGGTTTGCACTAAATTGAGCCAATCTTCCTGCTGTCGTATCCGCTAATGTTGTTCCATAAACTTTTGTTGCTTGTTCTAATTCTGCAAAATAAAGTATTTGCTGCTGCGTTTGATATGATAAATCTGCCCATGACTTATTACCTGCAAAACGCTTAAAAGCAGCAGTATTTTTAATCATGGATTGATTCACATAAATTGACAAATCTTCTACGCTGTCCGTTTCACCACGCAAACCCGACATCAACCGGGTTACAACGTCATCAATTGTTCGTCCGCTACCACTTGCGATTACTGCACTAGCTTTCAAAATGTTTTCTGTGTACTTCTCGACTTGTTTCGAGTCTGTAGCAAAACCTGCAATCATCGATGAGAATGATCTGCCATAGTCCATTGCATCCGACTTGGACAAGTTAAAAGCCAATGCGGAGTTGTTCGTCCACTGCTTAAATGTATTGGCTGAATCGCCCATCATCCGGTTTACACCACTAACCGCTGATTCTAACCGCATCGCTTCTTTGGATGATTGCTTAAAAAATTCAACTATTCCATATGTCAGCGCTGCGAGTCCAATGTTTGACGGTGAAAATACATCCGAAAATTGAGATTTCAAATCATCTTTCGATCTCGAAACTGTGTTTTTTGTTTGATCCATTCCTCGCCGAAATGCGCTTTGATTAAACTTTGGCGAAAAGTTCATCTGATTTTTGACGCTGCGCGAAAAGTTTTTTACACTTGATGCGGCATCGTTTAACCCTTTACGCATCGCGCTGAAATCAGCACCGGCGCGAACGAGTAGATTACGAACAACACTCATGATCGATCACCTCCTAATAAACCGTACCGCCCCACATTTGATTCAACTTAATAATTTCGTTTAACATTTGTTCTGCTTTCTGTTCTTTTACAACTGGATGCTTATCTCCGATTACTTCTTTGAGTGATGGCATTTGCTTAACTCGATGCCAATAAGCATTCATATAAGCAATCGTAATTTGATTTTCGTGTTCTTGTTCTTGTCGCTTATTGGCAGCTCTCACCATTACATTTAATTCACTGATTGTCAGATCCCAAAACGTCAATGGATCGATCCCGATTGTTGCAGCGATTTCCATAAAATCTATTATTTCAAATTCGCCGCCGCTGTCTTTCCCGATTCTTCACTCTTTCCAAACGCTGCCGAAATTGCTTTGCCGGATAACTCAATCGCTTCTCCGATGCTGCTATACTGGTCAATCAGATCCATAACAACATCAACACTTAACGATGAATCTTCATGCGCTAAACCTGCCCAAATTAAAACTGCTTGCTCGTGGAAACTTAATTCGTCAAAATCAATTTTAGATATTTTAGTATTCAACTTTTGTTCTATTAAATGAAAAGCTTTCATCCCATAACGCAAATTTCTTACTTTATCCAATTGAATTGGTGTGTACATTTGAACACGTCCTTTGTTGTAATAAAAAAAGACCTAAGCGGCTGAATGCTTAGGTCTGAATTGTGATTTGCTCGATAAAAGCAAATTAAGATGTACGGATTGCAACCACGTCATAGATTTTTTGCGTTTTGCCGCTCTCGTAACAAACAAATGTAAGTTTTTTCGAACCCACCGTAAAGGCAATACCGCTTGATGCAGATCCGCTTGTAATCGTTTGACTAAATACACCATCAACATAAAGGTTGATTGTATGATTCGCAGCAGTAGGTGTAACTGTAAGGCTTGTAGTTGTTGTGAACGAGTACGCATAAGAATACGTTCCGTTTGCAAATGTTGGCGAGAATGCACCGCTTGTACCGTTTGCAGTCAATGCAGTCAAACCGCCGGATGCAGTCAACCCAAGTGAAGGTGCGCCTGTCACTTTGATTGTTGCTTCGAACGTAACCGTCTGCTCCATATCAGCGCTTGTTGTAAATCCGCTGACAATACCATTAAAAGTCCACGATGCGCCTAGTGAAGCAGGGAACGTGATAGTAAATGCTGTTTGTGTTCCGCTACCAAATGCGCTATAAACTGCATATTGTCCATTCGTATCTCCTGGATTAAAGAAACCACTTACGGAAACTTCGCCTCCATCGCGCAATCCTTGGACATATGATCTCCAACCTGCGGAATCATAATTGGTTGTTTCTATCGTGTCTGCTTTTAATTCTAAACCGGAAATACTAGTTAATTCTACAATCGCACTTGCTCCGACTAGTAGTTTTGTTCCCATAGATGCCACTGCCATGATTTAAACACCTCCAAAATAAAATGATACTTCTATATTTGCTCTGTACAATTTCGGTAAATTCTCGTACATCTCAACCAAATTATCAATTTGAACCGACTGTATAAATGGGCCAGTCGAACCAATATTACGATTTTCAATTGAAATTAATTTATTTTTAAGATCTACAATCAGATCTTGTAATAAAGTATAGGTTTGAGCGAGTAAATCAAACTCAAAAACTGCTGCTCGAGTCGTTTGTGTTCCGCTGAACGTTTTGATGTATTCTACTTTCGATTTCGAATAAATTAAATACGGTGATGACGTGAGTTCCGGCGCAATCATTGGAAACACTTTATTATTAAGATTTGAAATGCTAATTAATTCGTTTCTCAGTCCTTGCTCAAAATTCACGTCATCACCCCAATTTGTCGATTTCGTCATATAAAACATCTATTATTTTTTGTTCAATGGCTTCTTTATTGTTATCGATTGATTTGCGCATAAAACCATAACCGGGAATAAAACGTCCGTTTTCCAAAAAATAACCGTATTCCTGCAATGCCGGATAAAATGAATACGTCTTTTTTTCTGTCGTTTGATTCATAAAAGATAAAATTGATTTTACAAGTTTAAGTTTTTTTGGTTTTTTGCGTTCGGTTTTTACCTGGTCAAAAAAACCATCCTTAAATGCAATTGCAAAAACTTTTTTACCTTTAATTTTGGTTTTTTCTGCTTTCAAAATCATATGTCGTTTCAGATCTCCAGTGTCAACCGGTGCGAGTCGCTTCGCTGCATTGAATGCAATTTTAGCGCCTTGCTTTGCTGCTTTGTTTACGCATTTTTGCGGCAACTGGTTAAAATTTTTAAGTATTTTTTCGATGTCCTTTAATCCGACGACATTTGCCTTCATAAAATAACCTTTTTTGCGTAAACCAACCATTCACGATTCAGCGATTTTACATTGATTGCCGATAAAATATCATAATCAAAACCGTTAAAATATACTCGCATTTGATTGGTGACACCTTCAAAATAATAACAACGAAATTTAATTTCTACTTGCGATTCAACCGTTGCAGCTGCAAAATACTCTTTGCCTAAAATAGGTTCGACTGCTCCCCAAACGGTATTGAAATTTGACCAGGAAACTTCTTCGCCATAATCATTTTGAGTGCTACCACGAGATTTGAATGTGAGCTTATCACGCATATCCGAACGCATAATAATCACCCCACTGTATATTCTTGTGATAAACACAAATGATTTTTAAGCATATTATATGACATCTGAAACCGTTCAGATTCTGCGTTGTCCCAACCGAAATTGGCTTTAACATACAAAGCGACCGCTCGACGAATTAACGAGTCTGTCGTTGAAGTTGATTTAGCAGCTAAAATGCCACTTAGTTTTAAGTCTGCTTGCGCAGCACTAATCAAGTCGCTGACCTCTGTGTCCAGGTCGTTTCCCGACAAGCGCAAAACGTCTTTTATGTCATCGATCAGCGCCAATTAAATCACCTCTTAAGCTAATGCTTTTGAGATTTTAACGAATGCTTCTGACAATGCAGGTTTACCATCAACGACCGCAAGACCACGATAAGTAATTTTACCGTAAGAGAATGCTGCTTCGCGTGAAGTTTCAATTGTTGGTGCTAAGCTGAAATTTAATTTGTAATAGCTTAAATCACCAAACAAGATTGTGTCATCTGCAATGTAGTCATCGACGATTACCGGATAACCTAAAATACTCATTGCTGCTTTGTCGGTCGGTGCGTATGTGAACAAAGGTTCGCCATAAGTAGTTTTAATCTTTCTAAGTCCGCTAAACAACGTTTTACGCGACATAACAAAAACTGCTTGTGGATGATACATCGTTGGCAACAACGCTAAACCGTCAACAATATTGTCATAAGACAAAGTGGAGTTGATCGCCCAAGTTGTCGAGTTGGAAGAATCCCATGTAACACCGTTCAGAATACCTGTCGGTTGTGCGGATCCGGAACCGTTAAGAATTGCATTTTCAAGCGCGATTGCCAATTGGCGACCAATCTCAGCAACGATATATGATTCGAAAGCGTCAATTGTCATTTGTTGAGCTGCAATAGAAACTTCAACCAATTTAATCAACTCGTAACCGGACAAGGAAACTGATGCAACGGTATCATCATAAGCTGTACCTGCTGCCCCTTGAACATGCCATGCTGCAGCGTTTTTAGCGTTAGCAACAACGAAAGATAAATTTCCTGGGACAAAGGAAACGGAAACTCGTGGAAACAATACGGAAACTTGACGCAATTTATCGATGATTAGGTTAAGCGTTGTTGTTGGTACTGCGCCTGTTGCACCGGAAGTTGTTGTTAATGTACGTTTTTCAATTTCTGACAATTGTTTGCCTTGCAAGTTTTTCAAAAATGCTACGCGATATTCTGCTGTTTCAACTACTGGGATTTCAATCATGGATTGAACACCTCTTTCTTCGGGTTTTTGAATTTCTGCTACTGCTACGGATCCTGTGCCAATTTCAGCTGCTAAGCGTGAACGCTTTTCAATGGACTCTTTTTCATCGTTCAATGCTTTTAATTCTTGTTGCAATGCTTCCAAATCAACTTGTTCATCACTTTGAAGTAATGAACGAATTTCTTGTTTGCGTGTTTCGATTTCTGCAAAACCTTTCATATCCAACTACCTCCCTATTTAACTATTTGATTTTATACATAGGTCAACATAATCAATTTTTTACGCAATTCGGCACTGTCCAGTGCTTTACGCTCTTTCTCCCTCTCCAGTTCGAAAAAACTCCTTGCTGAAATTGACGTTGACTCATAAGCCGGAATCGAAACTGCCGCAACATCATAGATTTTTTTAATACCTGTAATGGTGCGTGTTCGAGTTTCCTTGTTATATTCTTCGGCAGATGTCATAAAAGCAAATGACATTCTGTCGATATAACCACCTTTGATTTCTTCATATAACGCTTGACCTTCTTTTGTTCCGTCAAGTCGTGCGCGAATCTTTAAGCCGCGATCATCAACCGTTAATTCAAGCGTATTGTTACGAGTACGTGCCATTACTTTACCGGAATGATCGTAGTTGAAAATGACATCTGTTAGGTCAGTTCCGACTAATGATCCTTTACCGATCATCTCTTTATATTGGATACCATCCATCTCAAATAGGACTGTTGGTTGGTCAAAGGTTAATGCGTAACCTTCAACGATCATCTGCTGTGGATCATCCATCATTCGAATTTCAAATTCGGCAAACTTGCGATATTCGCGATCATTTCTGAGTGACAACTTTTTCACCGCCCATCTGATAATCATTTTGAATATTGGAATCGACATAATTAAGCGACACCAAACGCTTTTCTCCACCTTCAACCGGTGCCATGTTAAAAATACTTCTACCCTCGTTAATGCTAATCAAACCGCGATCCATCAACGTCTCGACCAGGCTGATTTTTGTTTTATTACTTGCGTATTGCAGCCGGTCAGATTCAAATATAATTTGATTCCCGAATCCTTGTTCGCGATCGCTAAACAGTTTTGACGTAAATTGGAGTGATAATTGAATCGCAATCGGCTCAATCACCGACTCATAAAAAGCGTTCCACTCTTCTTCGCTATACGTTGATTTGATGATGTTGGCAGAAACTCCATAATATCTAAAAACCTTATCATCTATAAATTCCATTGTCTTTTGGTCGATTACCTTGGGATCGTTAGTCAACGGAACGTAATCAGCTTTGGCATCCGTTGCTGCTATGCCTCCATTGTTCGAAACGTCCAGGTAATCAGTAATGAACGAATCGCGCTGCTTTTTCATATCGTCCGGTTTGAGCATACTCTGAAACTTCAACAAACCTCGTAGCGATGCACTCGATTTGACTGCGTTTATAATTCCTTGATTTGTTGTGTTAATAAGTTCAAGCGTCGGATTGAGCGCATTATCAGAAGTCTCACCGTACATATCATTCTTATAAAAGAATCTGCGCAAATGGATGATGTCCGTATATGGCAACACAACACGTTGACCGCCTAAAAATAAAAAGCGAACAAATATTTGTTTGTCGTTTTCCAAAAACTCAACGGATGATGCGTTAAGCGGATAAAATCCCTTGACCGTACCGTTTTTATCCCAATCAATCATCACAAACGCATTATTTTTAACCATGAGCTGCGTAACCACTTTATATAAAAATTGGTACGCATCCATATGCGGATTCGGTGCAATGGTTAATAGTCTTTCGATGTTTGAGTTTGGTAGATTAACATTACCGTTCGCATTTCGAACATGTTTAGCATTTAGTTTGGCAGCGTTCCTGGCGATTGCATCGATAGCCGATCTAACAACATCACTGTCGTAAGCATAACCGCTAAAATTATTAAAATAAGGAGTAAAACCATTGAGCATTTTCATGCTAGTTACGTTGTTGATTTCTTTAGGTTTGCCAAATATAAAATCAAAAAGTGATCGTTTTTCTGCCACTCCATCAACTCCTTTCTTACGACATTAACGTTTTATAATCCGCTAAATGCTGATGCAACACGCTATAAGCAATTATTAATGAAACCGCACCATCAATACGACTTTTTGCGTTTGTGCCTTTAACCGGTCTTATATTCGCGTTTTCATCCGTCTTGATCGCAACGTTTGTAAAATTCCATTTAAGAATCGGATTCGAATTATAGTTAACTCGGTTCCCCATCAGATCTGATTGTAATTCCTTCATTGGAGTTGATAACGTTTTATAACCTTGACGCACCTCTACCATGTCAAAACCATGTTCACGCATTTCTTGCGTAAAATATTGAGCGTTCCAGGAGTCGAAACCTACCCAAATTGGTCTGATTCCATAATTGTTGACCATGCGCATAAACCACTTCGTCACATCGCTATAATCAACTCTGTTGCCTTCACTGAGCGTGAGAAGTCCTCGCTCGTTCCAACGGTCGTATGGTATTCGATCCTCGTTAATTTTCTTTTCCAAATGTTCATCCGGCAAAAAATACTGTTGCAGCACAAACTTTTTCTCGCTGTTCGATTTCATAATGACAAGAGTTGCGCACGTTAAATCGGTTGTGGATGATAGATCAACACCACCGATAGCATAACAATCTCGCAATTCTTCAATGTCGAACGTATCTGTATTATCAATATCCTCGAACGTCAACCATGCACCAGTTGAAGTTTCGCGAACGTTGAAGTCCTTGCAAAGGATACCAGGCAAATCTTTAGAGTTGGATTTCGCTCGTTCGACTTTCTCGGTGATATCTTCTAATTTTTTAATTTTCCCGAGTCCTGGATTTGCTTTCTCCCAACATCGATAGTCCGTCCACTCTGAACGTTCGTCCAGTTCGTACAGAATCGGCAAAAAGCGTTCATCTGTTATTGTGCCTTCGCAAACCTTGCACGAGTATTCATACATGTCATCGAAGATATTCTCGCGGACCGTACCGGCAGTTGTAATCATGACCATCAACGGTTGCCGGCGTGCTGACATACCTTGTTTCAATACTTCGTAAAGATTACGATCTTTAACTGCGTGAAGTTCATCGATAACCGCTAAATGCAGATGAAGACCATCTAACGTATTTGAATCACTAGCTAATGCAGTCATATTTGAAAACGTAAGCGGAAAATACAGATCCGTTTTACGTTTCTTTAAGTGCTGCCTTAGTGATGGAGACTGAGAAACCATGTTAACGCACTCGTTAAACACAATGCTCGACTGTTCGCGCTTTGTAGCAGCTGAAACAATTTGAGCGCCACCTTCCCCATCTGCGATTAGCATATAAAGCATGATTCCGCTGAGTAGTGTGGACTTTCCATTTTTCCTAGCGACAAGAAAAAACGCTTCTTTAAATTTGCGGAAACCTGCTGAGTCCACAAATCCGAAGAGCGCTGATATAAACGCTTTTTGAAACAACTCAAGTTTGACCGGTTGACCGATCCACTCACCTTTGGAGTGCTTACAAAGCGTTTCGATAAATTCAATTGGTCGTTTGCTGAGTCGTTCGTCAAAGCGCCATTTATCAGATGGATTATTGATGTCATGCACCAATTTTGAGTAGGTGCGTTCGATCCGCTTACTGACAACGATTTGACCGCTTGAAATCTGTTTATAATATTCTTCGATGTAATTCACTTCTTCAGAAACTCCAGGAGTTGATCTTTCTTCTTGACGTTTTCCTGCGCAGGTAAGAGATCGACAAGCTGCTTCATGATCTGCATTTGGTTTTTAATCATGGAGTTATATATATCAACTTCCGGAGTCTTTTTCGTTCCTGTCTGATTGGTACCATGAACGTATATATCAACAACACCTTTGGTGATGATCGCTTCTTGCAAGTCTTCTAGCGTGATCGACATGAAAGCAGCATTGTTGATGAGTGAGATGACCGTAGACATTAAATCTCTTGGTATCTCCGCGAATAATTTTTTAAGTCGTTTAATCTCTTTCGAAATTCGCTCATCGTGCGATTCCTTCATGCAAAAAACCCCTTAGAAACGAGACTTGGTAAGAAACGAAAAGTGTGTTTATAAGCAGACGGTGCGCATAATCGCACATTCAGTTGTAAAGATG